TCAGATCACCTGGTAGGTCAACGTCGGGTAGTCTTTGATCATTCCATCCCAGTTCTTTGGCTCTGTACCCAGCTTTCAGATACGAATTCAGAGTATTGGGGTCTCTGAATAGTCTCACAAAGATTTCGAACCCTTCGCGGCTTGTCATTGCGTAGCCTAGAGCTCTAATCACCCAGTCGCTTGCTTCGCGTTTTCGATGCTTTTCAGGATACACCATGCGTTGCAATAGTTCATGCTCTGGTCTGTGAGGCTGACCTCTGAACCACCACTGTCCACAGAAATGAACTCCCTGCGTAAAGTGGGTTGACTCTCGCTCGTTGTCCTTAATCACCGTCTTCTCAACGCTGAGGACAAACCCCAGATCCGAGGCTGCTTGCGCTAGCTGGGCCTTTGTAATGTATGCGTTTGACCCAACAACCACGTCGTCACCCATGATTAGCACTCGGTCATGCGAAAGACTGTGTCCTGTCACCTTCTCCCACATGTACGACACAAGGATCAGATTCACAATACTGTCAATGATCGACGTAAAAGCGCTTCCCGAAGGAACACCTTTGTGTTTCTGATACACATTGCCGTCTGGAGCAATGATACGCGAGTGGATGAAGTCATTGACATACTTCCTCCACAAGTCAAGTTCCTTCTCGTCAAGATCTAGGTGCGTACGTGCCACACGAAACGCGTCATCGATCATGCGAGCTGGAACGGACGAATCAAATTTGGAGAAGTCTAGCGAGTACGTGTATCTGAATCGCGTCTCGATCTCCGCAAGAATCGTCCCTCTCTCATGTCCTTGAAGCCCCCACGAGAACGGCCTTCGTTTAGAAAGCTTTGCCATAACTCGTTTTGAGTAACGCGTGCCGACAATTGTCGTAGGCAACGGCGCCATCCAAACCAAGCGAGTCTTTGGACCAGAAGACCCAGGCTGAAGGAAATCGTGATCATAAGTAGCAGGCTGAACACGACGACCATAAACATAAGGGTCGAATCCCCGCTTGCCATCAATGATCTTGTGAGCCAATCGCGCCCCGGAATCCAGGACATTGCGATTGAAATCCCACAAAGGAGCGCCAGCGTAACTAGTGAGGAGGATATGATTTTCCACCACCTCATCGACGCTGAGAGGTTTGAGCCCTCGATTCTTAGAACCTGCAGTGTCATAGACTGCACGTAGGGCTCCCTTGTAACTCTCGGAGCTGAAGGGTCGTGATTGAACTTCGTATTTACTACGATGTCCATTTCCTCCAGTGGGTAAAATCTCTCTCCGAGCATGTTCCCTAGCGTCATCAGATACATGTCGTAGCCCGATAACCCCTTGGGCTGACGCAAGTTGAGTTTGCGGATCCCGGTGATGGACGTTATCGTCACTTCGTCCACTTCTGGAACTACCGGCTCCTTGAACTCTGGAACGACGACATGAACACGGTCCGTGTCCACTGACTGTGAAGGTTGACTCTGATCCGTCTGCGGTGGTATGAACGGGACAGCCGTAGGTGGCAAGCCCTTTCTCCACCCATTCAGGGTCGGTGACACTCCGATTATCCCTTCGTGGATCGAGCCCCGACGCCATGTCACCGAGCGCTTGTTCCATCGAATAGTCGACGGCAACTACGCTGACGGCACGGCTGAGCGAAGCTAGTGCCTTGGAAATCTTGTCTTGATTCCCTCGGCTGAGATACTTACCGAGATTTTCCAATCCGGCTCTCGCATGCAAGTGCATGAAACACCTCCTAAGCGGGTCGATGCCAGCTGCGGTGACCAGCCGATAGTCAGCTGACTATGGTTTGTCAGACCATGTACACCGGATGCGTTGACAGCGCACCAACTCTTCTGTGGCATCCCTTCGTTAAGGGGAGAAGGGTGGGATCACCACCATTGACCCTTACGGGGTCAGACGATGTCCAATAGGACT